ACTACAGGAGCAAGCTCAAAGACTACGGTAATTGGTCTTAGTTTGTCTAATCTAACTAACTCTATTTTGTTAGCAAGTATTAAACTAACTGATCCTAACGGCGCAGGTGCAGGACAATCAGTCACTGCTTATTTTATAAAAGATGTTCTTGTTCCACCAAATCAAAGTTTACGAGTAGTTAACGGCGGCGAGAAATTAGTATTAGGCGGTGGCACTACAATTGCAATCTCATCAAGTATCGATGACAGCTTAGATCTTGTAATGAGCTACGTTGAGATTATTTAAAGGAATATATTATGACTTACTATGTTGGCGGTGAAATTAGTTTAAATGAAGTATTAGGCGAAGGCAATCCTAGATTTTTTTACGCATTGCGTAGAACTGATGGCGGGCCTAATGACGGTACTTTATACTTTAGTAAAATTGATCAAATAAAAGATGTCGATACTATTACAATAAACAAGCCTGGATCAGCAGCCGAAAACTTTGAAAGTTTTGAATATGGTATTGATTTTTTTGATGGAAGATTAGCCGCAGATCATAGTCGTCCATACGATAATTTAGCATTTGATCAATATCGATGGGACGGCAAAGATTGTTACTACTATATTAACGCTCAAGGCGAACTAGTAGTAAGAATTAATAAATCTTACCCATATACGCAAGATCAAATAATAAGCTAAAACAAACAGATAAGTAATAGAGAGATAAGGAAAAAATAAAAATGGCAGCAGAATTTAAACTAGGTAGACTACGATATAACTGGGCAGGTACCTGGGCCTCAGGCACGGTGTATGGACGAGACGATGTTGTACTTAATGACGGAAAAGCATATTCTTGCCTAGTACCAAATACAGCCAGTGCAAATTTTTACACAGATTTGTATGCAACGTTTCCTTGCTGGCAGTTAATACTTGATGGTAAAACCTGGGTTGGCCCTTGGCAATCAAATTATTCATACGGTGTCGGCCATATTGTTATATTTGGAGGTAAAGCCTATACTTCTACAGTAGCACACCTTAGCTCTACATTTGCCGCAGATGTGGCCAATTGGACTGTCTATACAGAATTCACTGCGTGGAGACCAACGTGGTCTCCAAATTACATCTACGGTATTAATGATGTTGTTCGTTGGGGCGGTATTGTTTACAAATGTATTGCCAATCATACAAGTGCCGCAACATCTGAGTTAGGACTTGAGGCCAATCAAGCTAGTTGGCAAGTTTATTATTCTGGTGTTGAGTATAAAGGTATTTGGGCATCAAGTTTTAGATACAAACTTAACGACCTAGTAAAAATAAATGCAAATATATATATTTGTACACAATATCATACATCTACTATTACTTTTGATGATAGCAGATTTAGCATGTGGATCCCTGGACAACTATCAAACGTTGTTTGGAATCCATCTACAGTTTATCAAATTGGTGATGCAGTTATTCACGGCGGCGATGCTTATATTTCTAAAACAGCAAATAATCAAAATAACTATCCAGATGCCGATGATGTAAGATGGGGCTTCTTCAACGTTGGTTATACTGTTCGAAATACATGGTCCGCAGGCCCGAGTTCATACGCACCTGGGGATTTAGTAACACGCAACGGTCAACTTTATGAAGCCGTTGCAAGAAGTACAGGCCAAGATCCAAACACTAGTACACGTACATCAAATTATGTAGCATTGGGTAGTTCCTCAACTGAATTAAATCTTACATCGATTACTGGAATTATTCCAGGCATGACATTATCAGGCAGCGGATTTGTTAGCGGACAACGTGTTGCTACAGTTGTAAATGCAACTGCTAGTGCAGAAACTTCTACCCTTGCAAATAACCTAATAACTATAAGTTCCTTTACATCAAAAACAGGAACAGGCCCGTACTTGGTAACTTATGCTATTCCTCTTCAAACTATTACACCGTCGGCAACTTCTCAATATATAGTTGCAGGTAATAGCAATGCAGCCTATAACGGAACATTTGCTGTCACTAGTACTACAACTACAAGTATTACTTTAAGTTATGTAAACGATCCTGGAGTTTACGGATCTGGAGTTACAACAATTGCTGACATATCAAGTAAACTTTTAACATTGGGTGGTACTATTACTGGAACTTTTAGAATAGGCATGAGACTTCCTCAAGTTAATAATGCTTATATAGTAGCAGGATCTGGTACTTCTTGGATTGTAGCTACTAATCAATCTTTAACGTCTCAAACAATCAATGCAACGTTTAAAGGCGTAACTTTATCAGATGTACCTGATCAAGATTTGGTTGATGCTCAGACAATTAATTTTGTTGGAATTAATTCACAATATTGGTCTTTATTAATTCCTGGTAAGAAATGGTCCAATCGTTGGGCTACTAATGTTTCATATGCAGTAGGAGATGTGGTTTCGTACGCAACTGGAACTTATGTATGTATAAACTCACATTCACAGGCAAATCGACCCGATGTTGATATCTCATCTACATATTGGATATTGCTCATTAAACATGATCCGAACAACGCCTTAAATAATCAAGGTGATTTAAGAACGTTCTCAGGGACTCGTCCTCAATCTGTTGCTATAGGAACTGATACATATTTGTTAAGTGTAAATTCAGACTTACCAAATTGGCGTAAAATTAATGTTGTTCCGGCAGTATATTATGTTGATGCCTACTCGGGAATAGACACACCCGGATATGGAGTTACTTGGGACCAACCATGGAAAACTATTAAGTATGCCTGTGACACAATTACTACAGGATTTTATTTTCCCAACGCTGTAGCACTTGTAAAAGCAAATAAAGCATTTATTATTGCAGAAATGTACCAATGGATGCTGTATCAAATGGCAAATAACATTGCGCCATTTAGTTCAGACAGTTTATGGAATCCGTATAAAGCACAACGAGATGCTGAACTAATTGTAGACGCATTACTTTATGATCTAAAACGTGGCGGAAATAGTCAATCTGTTGCCGCCGCATTATCATTCTTTTACTTTGGAAGTAAAACACAATTATATAATAGCATAACAAAAGCTACATTGCCATACTATGTTCCTTCATTAAATTATTTGTTAAGTTTAATGCAAAGTGTTGTTGTTAATTCTGCCGTACCTGTAAGTTATCAAACATTAAACAATGTAACACCGGTTAGCGTAGTAAATCAAATAATTATTAATAATTTAACAGCAGAAGCAAATGTTGCAAATAATATATCAAGTTTAATGGGTATCATTACAACCGCATTAACAAACGAAAATACTTATCTTGTACCGTCTGCAAATACAGGCACAACTGCAAGTATCTATGTAAAAACAGGTACTTATAATGAAATATTACCTATATCTATTCCTGAAAATGTATCAATCATAGGAGATGAATTACGTAGCGCCGTAGTGCAACCCGCGTCAAGCTACACTTTTTATTGCACACAAACAATAGCACCTAATAATAGTCCAACAACTTCAAATACCATAGTTGTTAATACTACTACTGGACTAACAAATAATATGCCTATCCAGTTTATTAGTCCATATATTAATAATGCTAGTACAACATTTGGAGGAGTAATCTCTGGTAAAACATATTATATTGATGGAAACTCTATAACTAGTACCAGCTTACGATTAAAAGACTCTCCAACTTTTACATTTATTGCTACCACAGTAGTTAGCAGTAACATACTAACTAACGTTTCAAACATTACTAATCTTGCAGTAGGTATGCAATTATCAGGACCTGGTATTCCGTTTGATGCTTATGTTTATTCATTTAATCAAGAAATAAACACTATCTCAACTATCACCATGTGTACAGGAAACCCGTTAACTGAAAACTTTGTGTTTGTTGAGGCGTATGCTACAGAGTCTGGTATTTTAAGGACTTTAACATCTACTGGAAATTTTGTACAATTAACTAACGGTAACGGCAAAATGACTGTTGTCGGCGGCGATTGTTTAAAAGACATGTTCTATATGCGAAATGGTACAACTATTCGTAATATGTCTCTCTTCGGACTTAAAGGAACTATAACAGCCAACAATCAATATCAAACAGCTCGACCAACAGGCGGAGCATATACTAGTCTGGACCCGGGAACTGGGCCAAAAGATACTAGCGCATGGATTATCCGCAAGAGTCCGTACGCACAAAACTTAACGGTATTTGGTGAAGGCGCAACAGGTATTAAAATTGATGGATCACTACACAACGGCGGCAGTAAGTCAATAGTTTCCAACGACTACACTATGGTGATAAGTGATGGTATTGGTATATGGTGTACCGGACCTGGTGCAATTACTGAAGCTATTTCAGTATTCTCTTACTATGCTTATGCCGGATACTTTGCAGAAGCAGGCGGCAGGATCCGAGCAGCCAACGGTAACAGCTCTTATGGAACATTTGGCGTAATCAGCGAAGGTTATGATTTGTCAGAAGTACCACTAGTAGGCACAGTTAATAATCAATCACAGCAAGTTCAGGCAGGAGTTACTAGTGCGTTTGGTACAGTAGATCAGTTACTAAAATTAAATTATAGCAATGCTGGTTCTAATTATTTTTATCCAGCAACTAACATGTTAAAAAGAAGTAACGAATTTTTAACTAATTGGACTAACGATTCTTATTTGTCATTTACTAAAAATAACACTGCTCCTACAGGATATACTGAAGCATGGTTACTATCCGGATCGACGAATACACCCGGAACTGGATATGTCCAGCAAAGTATTACAGTAAACCCGGCAGGGTATACATATACTAATGTTAGTGGAACTACCCAAGACGGCGCCCCTGGTAACGGAGCAACATTTGACATTACGGTTACACCAGCAGGATATGTAGCAACAGTAAATGTTGCTGGCACTTTATATCAAACTGGTAACAACATTTTAATCAAAGGATCGGTACTTGGCGGGTTAGATACTACCAACGACCTAACTATTGTAGTAGGTAACTTATCAGGAACTGGTATTTCTACTATTTCTGCATCTTCTGGAACAGCCCCAGCCGGCAGCAATCAAAATTATACATTCAGTATGTATGTATATGACGGTGGAACATCTGCTACCTTAGATATGCAAGCTGTATTTTCTGGTACAACAACAGTTACTAGCGGCATTAGTTACAATATCTCAAGTAAAACTATTACTCCGTATTCAGGTACTAGTATTTTGAGTAATGCAAACGGTGGCACTTTGCCTGTAAACTTTAAAGCACAGAAAACTTTAGTTGCTGGGTGGTATAGAGTTTGGTTTGCTGTTAATGATAGTACAGGTGTTAACAATACACTAACCTTTAAATTCTTCCCACAAGGTGCAAATGCACCAATAACTAACACATATTCAATTATATATGGCGCACAACTTGAAATATCTGATACAGATTATACACCTAGAGTATACTTAGAAACAACAACTAATCAGTTTACTGCTTATGCAAATTATCAAGTTGTTGGAGCAGGCGCGGGCGCATTATTATCCGGAGATGAAATAAGAAGTCGATCAGTTTTTAACGTTCGAGTTACTACAGATTCTAACGGATTTACAGGTGGCGCTGGATATGGTAGTAGTTTAAATACTGCGGCTGACGGCTCTTTAAATACAATACGTCTTGCGGCTACTGATCAAGGAATTTTCAACTATTTAGGTATGCGAGTTTTCATTGGCGGCGGAACCGGTGCAGGACAGTACGGATTTGTTACATATTATAACAATTCTTCTGGAGTTGACGCTAATGGAATTACTACAAAAACAGCCTTAATAGCCAAGGAGACAATTGATCCGGTCGGAGTAATTTCTACAACTTATAATGCTACTCCTGCCAACAACTTAATTACACTAACCGGGCAAATTGATATTAGTCAATGGTATATTAACCAAGCAGTTCAATTTATACCTACTTACTATACAACAACAGTAACAGCTACATCTGTTGACACAGTAATTGCCACTGGATCTCTTGGAGGCACTGTAAATACCATAAGTGTTCCTACAGCTAGCCTTGCTCTTAACATGCCAATTACATTTGGAACAGGCGATCTTAATGTAAGTCCGGGCTTTTTATACTATATTACACAAATTGACTATATTGCTGAAACAATTCAAATTGCAACTAGTATAGCAGGAACTGCTATACAACTAACTCCGGTTGCATCAACATCTCAGGTAATAACATTTCCACGATACTCAGGACATATTAAGGCTCCAACGGCTAATATGGTCCCAAACATTAATATACAATTCACTGGTGTAGCTCTTGGTGGTGTAGCTCTTGGCTCAACTTATTACATAAGTGATATTATAGATGCAGATAATTTTACAGTATCAGCAAATAGAACAACACTAACATCTACAACAACCATCGGTGGTACTACTAATACTGTTGCGGCAACTACAACTTCTCTAGTTCCTTGTAATACCGTAGTATTTTCAGGAATAATTTTTGATGCGGCCATACAACCGGGAACAACTTATTATATTAGTAATATTGTTGACGCAGGTAGTTTTAATCTTACTACAAGTATTATACGAGTCGATGCCACATCAACTACGTTTAGTACAAACTTAATTCAAATTTCTGATACATCTGGATTTGTAGTTGGTCAACCTATAATTTTTAGTGGCATTTTAGCAGGAACAACATTTGGTAATATTCAACCTGAGACTGTTTATTATATTCTAACTATTAATGCGCTCAATGATACCATTACAATCAGTACAGATAAAATAAACACATTTACACTAACTACACGAGCAGGATTAATACAAGCTAGAACATGTCCTACTCCTATTGCACTAGGTGGTGGTACTGGATCAATGACATTAACATCAACAGGTACACGAGTGGTAGTTACGCACAGTGTAGGAAATATTAGTACAATGAACGGAACATTCTCTACAAGCCTGTACGGAGGTTTAAATTCATATACTGTATATTATCTTACATCTATTTCAACTGCAGGGGCAAACCCAACTATCTCAGTGAGTACTGCGCTAGGAGGTACTCCTATCACACTTACGACCGGCGTGGGAAATATGCAACTAGTAGCCAGCGGATGGGATAATGTAAACCCGGGAACGAATGCAGTTGCACCAGATTCTACAAGTTCTTATATTATTGAACCAAAGGTAACTTTTACTAATCCAGGCTGGGGTCAAACATTAGGAACAGTTGATACTCCTATTACAGGCGGCCCTACATTTGCAAGTGTAGCCGCAGGAAATAATAGATGGTTAGCTCTACCAACAGCAGGTACTGTTGGGGCGACATCAACCAATGGAACAAGTTGGTCAGTATTAACACTACCAACCGGGATACCTTCATGGAGTGATATTACCTACGGTAATAATTACTGGGTAGCATTAGGTAAACGAACTGGTGGTGGCTTAACTTCAATAGTTGCCTACTCTAATTCTAATGGATTAGGTTGGAGAACCGTTGCTCTTCCTACTGACGGCAATTACAGTAAAGTAGTCTACGGTAACGGAACATTTGTCGCTATAAGTTCTGATAGCCATAGAGCAGCCTACTCAACAAATAACGGACTTCTGTGGACTCAGAGTTATCTACCAAGTAGCACAGCAATTACAGTTTCAGGCGATGCAAAACACAGCACCGCGCAGTCCAAATTTGGTATGTCAAGCCTTGCTTTAGACGGCACCGGTGATTTTATTAGCATTGCATCCGATGATAAATTTGCCTACGGCTTTGAAGATTTTACTGTTGAATTTTTCTGGAGACCAACAGCAATTGGTACTCAGCAAATATTAGTTGACCAGCGTAGTGCAGGGAATGATGCGGCAGTATATTTAGAAATGAACGCTTCGGGGAACATACGATTATTTGTTAACAATGCTTATCAAATTACATCTAGCGTAGCTTGCTCAGCAGGTTCTTGGAATCATGTAGCTTTATCAAGAGCAAGCGGAACAACTAGATTATTTGTTAACGGCACGTTAACTCCTACAACTTATACAGATGCTAACGTTTATGCGGCAAGACCTATAAGAATAGGAGCATCGTGGACTGGAGGAACTCTTGCTACTGGTTATATCGACGAAGTGCGTGTCAGCAGAGGCATAAGTAGATATTCTTCTACATTTACCCCAACATCGCAAGAGTTTGTGTCAGACGAAAACACAATGTTGTTAATGCATTTTAATGGTCTAAACAATTCTACAAATATTGCTAGCACTATAGGAACTTGGACATCAGTTGCCTACGGCAACGGTGTATTTGTTGCTATCAATAGCAATGGACACACAGGCTGGAGTACTGATGGCGCAACATGGAACTCTGCAACTGCCCCAAAAAACAACGCAACATTAAGTGGAGTTACTATTTTAGGTGGCGGCGGAACATTCCAGTGTACTACTACATCAACACGACTTGTAGTTGGACAAAGTGTAAGAATTTCTGGAATCCTATCCGGTGACGGAACAGTGAAGAACGGCATTTACTACATAAGTTCAACTGATGGTAAATCATCGTTTACATTATCTGCTAATCTTGCAAATGCTCTAAGCGGAACAAACCCAATCACTACAGGAGCTGGTTCAACTACCGGACTTACTTTTGAAGTTGGTGTATCATCTTATACAGATATAGCATACGGAAACAATAAGTTTGTAGCAGTACAAACTGGATACGGTCTAGAAAGTGCAGTCAGCTTTAACGGCGTAAATTGGATTCAGTCAGAAAACTATATGTCCGCTACATCAGTAAAATATGGCCAGGGCATATTTTTAGCACTATCCAATAACGGTAATATTGCATACGCTAGCGAACATGGATTAATTTGGAGAACACGAAGTTTAACATATGGAAGCATAAATGCAAGTACATTTGGTTATAATTCGTCAAATATAGGATGCTTTGTAACATTAACAGGAACTGGATCTTCCGACGGAAATGCAACAGTTATAAGTGAAGGCGCAAGAGCACAAGGAAGGCCGAGCATAAATTCTGGCGTAGTTAACGGAGTTACTCTATGGGAAACTGGATCTAATTATACAAATGCCCCAACAATGTCATTAACAGACTATAACGTGTCAGTAACTGCCACTGTTGATCCGCGTATAAGTAACGGTGTCTTGTCTAATCCAACATTCGTAAACAGAGGAACTGGATACAATACAGCATCGACTGTAGTTTCAGTAACTGGCGACGGGTTTGCAGACACATTCCAAGTTGGCTTACAATTGATTGTTAATAATTTGTCAACTATTCCAGTAGTGGGTAGCAATATACAAATTGCAAACAATTCTCAAGTATACAAAGTTACAAGTGCAACAGCAGTGTTTGGAACTAGCGCACCGTTTATCCAGGCCAACATACAAGTGGCGCCGGAAATTACAAATGCATTAAGTCCCGCGCATAATACTCCGGTATACTTCCGTCAGTTATACAGTCAGTGTAGACTAACCAATCACGACTTCTTGTTAATTGGTACCGGTAATAAAGCCGAGACAAATTATCCGTACACTGATCCAACAACGGCAAAAATTGAAAACCAAGCCGTAGAAACCAATCAAGGACATGTGTTCTATACAAGCACAGACGAAAATGGTAACTTCCAAGTTGGTTCATTATTTGGTGTACAACAGGCGACCGGTACAGTCACGTTAAGTGCTACACAGTTTGGTCTAACAGGACTTGAAACACTGAGCTTGGGCGGAATTGCAGTCGGCAGCTCGAGTACAGTTGTTACTCAATTTTCTACAGACCCTACATTTGCAGGAAACTCGGATGCAATTATTCCAACTCAGAGAGCAATTAGATCTTACTTAACAGGACGACTAAGTCAAGGTGGTGCTAATACATTTACTGGAAATTTAATTGCTGGTACTGTTTCAGTTGGAGGTCCTAACTTTATTAAATCAACAATTGCAAACGGCGCGGTTGGCTCAAGCATTAACATGAAAAATAAAGTATACTTTCCAGGAAATACAGTAGACGGTAATATGCCTGCCCTTAACATGTTTATCCGTAGCGGAACAAAGCGCGGAAACACGTCAAGGTAATATGTAAGAATGCAAAAAGATAGAAGATAAAAAGATAAATATTATCAGAGGATGACAAAAAATGGCAGAATTTAAATTAGGTAGAATTAAGTTTGTGTACCAAGGTACATGGACAGCAAACACCAGCTATACCGTAGATGATGTGGTCACAAATAGCGGAAAAACTTATATTTGTGTAGTTGGTCATACTGCAAGTGCATTATTTGCTACCGACTTAGCAGGCGGAGTTGGGGTGACTAAATGGAACCTTATAGCCGACGGCCAAACGTGGCGCGGAGATTGGGCCGCAACTACTTACTATAGTTTAGGCAACTTGGTGCTATGGGGCGGAATAGTTTATATTTGTAAAACTGCACATACTAGTGCTACCTATACCAGTCCAACATTCTTAGGTCTTGAAAACGATCAAAATAAATGGGACGCCTTTGCCGCAAATTTCAAATGGATAGGCGCTTGGTCTACCAGTACACGCTACAAAGTAAGAGATTTAATATACTACGGTGGTAGTACTTATGTTTGTAACACAGCACACATTTCTGCTTCAACAGCCTCATCAGGTTTAGAAAATGATATTGGCAAATGGGATACCTTTAATCAAGGTATTACATATTTAGGTAACTGGAGTGGTAGCAGTGTACGATATAAATTAAATGATGTTGTAAAATTTGGTCCAGACCTTTGGATCTGTACAACATACCATACCTCAACTGGTACTGCAATCAACACCAGCAACTTTGCTGTGTTTGTTAATGGATTTACTTTTGAGGGATCGTGGTCGGCTGCTTCAGAATATCAACAAGGCGACATTGTAACATATGGCGGATATACCTATACCGCTATTCAAAATAACGGATCTGCAAGCCCACAAACCCCAAGTACAGCTACCTCTTACTGGAAAGTGTTTACGTCCGGTCTAGTTTATTCAGGCAATTGGGACGCAGGCACAAGTTATAAAATTGGTAACGTAGTAATATTAGGTGGATTTACCTATGTAGCAACCGCAGACAACTCTGCATCAAAGCCACCTACACTGACAGCTACATTCACAGGTACTATTAGCGGAACTGCATTAACAACTTCAGCACCAACTGGTACTATTACAATTGGAATGACAATAACTGGCGGTACAGTTTCCGCAGGAACTACTATTGTTTCAGGCAGTGGAAGTAGCTGGGTAGTTAACAATAGTCAAGCAGTAGCAAGTGCTTCTCTAACAGGCACAATTACAAATCCAAATTGGGGACAATTAAGTTCCGGTATTCGTTGGGCTACAGCACCAAACACTGTATATTCAAACATTGCAAGCACAAATATTTCAGCTACTGGTAGTGGAAGCCCTACTTTTACTGTAACGCGAGCTGGAACAAACTACACTGTAGTAATAGGCAATGCGGCAGGTACTGGTTATACAGTCAATGATACATTAAAGATTTTAGGTAGTAACTTAGGCGGCGCAAGCCCTGGTAACGATTTAGTTGTTAAGGTAGCAACAATTACCGGCGGAGGCGGAACCGGTCCAATCGGTACAGCCACTGTAGTTACTGGATACGCATCAACATGGAAGACCGGCATTACTTATGTCGCTGGAGATGCAGTTTATTACAACAACAGCAGTTATATTTGTATTAACGCACACGTTGCGTCTGCTAGTGTTAACGATCCGTTAAGCGATACAGGTGTATACTGGAATATTTTAGCCAGTGGCGCCGATAGCGGTGCATTAACCACACAAGGTGACATGGTCTATTATGGACTGAATGGCCCAACACGTTTGCCAGTTGGTACAGATGGACAAGTATTGCGTGTTGACGGTAATAAACCAGCTTGGAAATATTACGGAGAGTTACAAAATATTGTATATGTTGCTCCTAGTGGCGCAGACGTTATTGGTAGCGGACAGGGATTAACATTAGACAAACCATGGAAAACTTTAAGTTTTGCTTCTAAACAAGTTGAAGACGGTTATCAAAATACAAATGCTGGATTGATCCTCCAAGTTAACAAACAATTCATGATGAAAGAAGTTAATAACTATATATTAACTCAATATTCTTTCAACATAACTGGAACAGCCGGATCTGGAAACACTTTTGTTGTTGGCGGGACAAGCACCACTAGTCAAACAACTACTGCTAATATGTATTACGGAATGCCTATTACATTTAGTGCGGCAACGGGCGGCGTAACAGCAGGCACAACTTATTATGTTAACACTATAGCTAGTAGCACTAATTTTACAATTAGTGATGCATATCAAAGTGGCATAACTAAAACAGTTGGCGCAAGTAGCGCAGTTGCTTCTACAGTAAGTTTTGTTTACAATCAGAGCAAGGCAGAAAGGGACACCGGTACTGTAATTGATGGAATTATATTTGACCTAACTCACGGTGGCAACTTATATACAATTACAGCTACTAAAGCATACTTTAGCACTCTTACTTCTTACATAACAACTGGTACAAAACAACAAGCTCCTGTTTTTGCAGGCGCATTGGGATATCTTAAAGATACATTATTTCCTGCTGTAATGACAAATTCTGCACCAGCTAATAATTATCAAACTATAAGAAGTATTAGCACAAAAGCTATTCAAAACACAACAGGGATTGCATCATCAGCAGTAGAGTCAGGTAGTGTTTCTACAATACAGACACTATTAGGAGTTATAACATCTGCATTGGCTGCAGGTACCTACGGCAATGCTCCGTTACTTAACAGACCAAATACAACTGTTTATGTAAAAACTGGTACATACAACGAATACGGTCCTATTGTAGTTCCTCAAGACACTGCAATTGTGGGCGATGAGTTGCGTAGTACAATTGTACAAGTAGCAGGACCTGCAACATATTTAGGTACCGATAAACCAAAAACTGTTACGGCATTAAATCGAATCCAAGCTCTACTGCCTAATTTAATTGCAAACACACCAATTACACCAACTACTACAAGCACTCTGTTTCCTAATACAAAAACACAAGTGACTAACTTACCTGTAGGAGATACAGGTAACGCATCGGCAGTTAGCTTAGTTGTTGATAATACTAGACTCATTCAGGATATGTTTGCCGGTGGCGGTGTCATCACAGGACCAACTAATGCAAATTACCCTAACGGATTAATTCTTCAACCGGCAATTAATATGCCAACAGTTACTGGATATAACTCATCATATCTAGCAAACTACGGTGATGCTGTAACTTTAATCCAATCTAACTATCAATTTATCAAAGATGAAATTGTAAGATTTTTAGCTACTAACGCTAACCTAACCGGCGCCGCGCAATGGAGTTCTTATAGCTCAACATATCAAGCAGAAACTTTACGTGATTTAACTTTTATACTTGACGCAATCTGCTATGATATGACTTACGGTTGTAACAGCCAGTCAGTGATTACTGGCAGTTCATACTATAGTTTAAATACTCCACAACTATTTGCACCTTACATAATTGGTGTAACTGAATCGTTAGCTAGACTATCAACGATTCTTGGACAGATTGTTCAGAAGGCAAACGTTACTGCTAGTTCAGGAAATACAACTACCCAATACACAACAGGCACCGCAGGATCTGCGGCAGCAGCCGCATTTGCACAAGCTCGTGTTGCTGACATCCTATATTGGATTAATAATGGCGCGGCTGACACTTCAGCGGCCACATTCACTGGAACAACTAGCGGAACAACACTAACTGTTAGTAGTGTAAGCGGAACAATCAACATTGGACAACTTGTTACAGGCGGAACAATCGCCGCAGGTACATACATTACAGCGGGTTCTGGATCAAGCTGGACCATCAGCGTAAGCCAAACAGCTACAGCTACTGGTTCTACATTGGTTATTACCCCAGTAACTTCCGGAGCATACGCACTAGCAACTACAGCAAATAAAGCATCTTTTGATGCTGTACAGGCACGTGCCGAAGAAATTGCCGCAGATGCTACATCATGGGTTACTAAATTCTTCCAGAATGAAAGTCCGATATTGACTCTAACCACAAGAGATGCTGGATATGTTACATCAGCATTGGCTTATGATTTATTGTTTGGCGGCAACTTCCAAAGTATTCAGTGTGGTCGTTCATACAATAGATTAGTCGCATCAGTTGTTAGTTTACAAACTAGCCTTGCAGACTCAACATACGGAGCACTTGGATTTATTGGTGAGCGTGTTAAACTACTAGCCGCAAATGGAGCAGTGGTACAAACATCAGCAGTTATCGATGAAATGGTTGCACAAATTTATGGACAACCTACAACAACAGCAACATTCAACGGTACAATTACTGGTACACAGCTAGTTGTTAACAGTGCAGTAACAGGTACAATTGCCATAGGCATGCAATTAACAGGCACTGGCATTGCAACTGGAACAAGTATTGTTTCAGGTAGTGGCACAACATGGTTGTTAAACTATAATCAATCTGTAAGTTCTACTACAACTACAATTGTTAATGTTAGTACAACAGTTACTCTAAACAGTCAAACATTCTCAAACATTCTTACCGCAGGTACAACAAGCGGATTTGTGCCAGGATTGGTAATTACACTCACTGGAGCATCAATTAGTAACTTAACTGCCGGCACATACTATATTAAACAAGTATTAAGCTCAACTCAGTTTACAGTTAGCCAAGCGTACCTTGGATCTGCATTTACTATTAATAGTGGTGCTACCGGTGCTATGACAGCAGTTGTTTACGGTATATACGGCGGCCTTGCCCTAACAACTGATATTACAGCAAGCGGAACAGCTATTCCTGTAAGTGCTGTAACTACAAGTACAAATTTAATTACTGTTCCAAGTAATGCAGGTATGATAGTCAACATGCCAATAGTGTTTACTGGCCTGCCTGCAAATATTACTACAATAGCAACTACTATTTCAAGTAGTAGTATTACATTAGGCGCAACAGTAGCGTCACTTGGTGTAGTAGTCGGACAGAAAGTTTGGTTTACTGGCTTTACTCCGCAAGCTACAGGCACACAATCAAGTATTGTAGCTAATCAGGTTTACTATGTTAAGACCGCAATTTCAAGTGCAATTACAATTAGTGCTACTTTAAACGGAACAGCAATAGTATTAACTGATGCTACTGGTTTAACACTAACAGCAACATTTAATGCCGCAGGAGGCATAATTCCCGGAAATATCTATTGGATTAATAGTGTAACTGCTGGAACATACCCAGCGGCTGGAACAACCATTACAGTTACTAATAGATATAAGAGTGGCACAGCATTTACAATTACCAATACCGTAACTGGACTGTCAGCACTAGCACAAGTAGGAATGGAAACTATTCAAGGTATTAATCAAAAAATTACTAATGGTACCATTGCTCCTTGGAACAATCCAACTGGCAGCTATCAATCAGCTAACGGTTATAACAATACGTTAAGCACAATTAACGGCGCTGAAATTATTCGTGCTAATAAAGATTTCTTAGCTAACGAATTAGTGGCCTATATATCATCTCAATATATTTCTACAGTGACCACAACAGCCCAAGGCGGAACTATTACATGCAGTAGTGCCCACAATCTAACTGTAGGCGACCCAGTTGTGTTTTCAGGAACAATATTTGACAATCAAATTTTTGCAACAACAGTGTATTGGGTACTAACAACGCCATCAACTACTACTTTCACTATCTCAATCACGCAACCTGGAAAAGGAGTACAAGTTGTAAAAACTTTAACAGGCGGCAGCGGATCAATGACTGTAAGCTACTACATGACTCAAACTAAGTGTATACGCGATGCTGAAGCATACATTGATTCGTTAGTTTACGATTTAAGAATTACAGGCAACTATAAATCAACACGTTCTGTACAGTTGTATCTATCAGCACAAGCTGGTTCAATAACAAATAACTTATTCCAATTGAGAAATGGTACTGGTTTAAGAAACATGACATTAAATGGCATGACTGGTGCGTTGACTTTACCAAATGCATTAGGCACACGTAGACCTACTGCTGGCGCATACTCTAGTTTAGATTTAGGGTTTGGTCCAACAGACTCAAGTGTATGGATTAGTGTAAGATCACCTTATGCACAAAACTTAACATTATTTGGTAGTGGATGTACTGGATTAAAAATTGATGCGGCATTACACAGCGGAGGCAATAAATCTATTGTTTCCAACGACTATACAACAGTCATTAGTGATGGTATTGGTATATGGTGTACTGGTTCAAATGCATTAACTGAAGCAGTTTCTGTGTTTGCCTACTACTCATATGCAGGTTATCTAGCAGAATACGGTGGACGTATCCGCGCTACTAACGGTAACAGCTCATACGGATCATACGGTGTTATTGCTGAAGGTATTGACAGTTATGAAACTCCAATTTATGGCAGACTAAACAACCGTGCTAATCCAGCATACGTTACAAACGTTGTAACAGATGGCACTGACAAAATTCTTCGTTTAGAATTTGAAAATGCCGGTAGTGCATATTCTAATGCAATTCCAAGCGTTAACGGTGCTGGATATAATATTGTCACAATACAAGACGAATTCCGAGACTCTGCAGTCTTTGAAACACGTCTAGTGGATTTAAACAATGGACAAGGTGTCGGCGGCCGCAATTACCTAACAGCAAGTAACGTAGCTCAAACAGGAGCAGTTGGGTCTGTAACTATTGCTAACTCTGATATTCAACTAAGTTCAGCTTATATAGGAATGAGAATACAGATTATAGCAGGTACAGGTGTTGGACAGTACGCTAATATTATTGGATACTCGCAAGGTAGCAAGCAGGCCAATGTAATTCGTCCAAATTTTGCTACACTAACTATTACAACAAATAACACTACAGTATTCACAGTAGCTAGCACAGCAACTATGTATGTTGGAATGCCAATATATCTAGGCGCGGCAGTTGCTGGATTGAGTACAGGCACAGTTTATTATGTAAGCACAACTAGTTTTTCTAGCACACAGTTTAGACTAAGCACAACAGCCGCAGGAGCGTCTGCAGGTACAGGCAACGTATCACTAACAGCAACTAGTGCAACCCCAACAACAATGGCATCATCAATTATTGTTGGAACTACATTAACTGTAAGTAACACCACTGCTACAATCTATCCAGGCATGTTGTTAACAGGCGGAACAATATTGGCTAACACATTCATTGTTAGTCAGCTAACTGGTACTACTGGTAGTACTGGTACATATACAGTAAGCGTAAGTCAAAACTTGTCAAGTACATCATTAACTGGTACAATTGCTGTTCCAGTATATGAAGCAGGATGGGAGCATATTGTTCCTGGCTCAACAATACAGCCACTCTTAGACGCTACATCTGGTTACATTATTGAGCCAGCATTGTCGTACACTGGACCAGGATATGATAAAACTGCAATCACTATGACTGCGGCCGTTACAACAACCTGGTCAAGTGTAGCTTACGGCCAAGGAAAGTTTGTTGCTATTTCAAATGCAACCGGAGTTGCTAGCACAGCAAACACAGCAGATGGCACAACTTGGGCCGCAGGCGGAGCATTACCAACCGATGCTAGTTCTCAGTGGGGAAGCATTGTTTACGGTGGTGGACAAAATGCTATAGCTACAGCAATAGTCGGCGGTGTTGGCGGTTCTGGCGCAGTACTAAAGGCAGTATTAGGTACTGGCAATACTGTTGGACAAATTATTAGTATTACTGTAGTAAATGGAGGGTACAACTATACGACACCTCCAACTATTGTAATCACCGACAGTGCAGGAGCAGGTGCTACAGCAACCGCTCGTGTATTAAACGGTTCTATACAAGCAGTAGACATGATCATAACTGGTAGCTTGTACTCAAACCCTACTATCACAGCAGTTACAAGTAGCTTGTCAAGCGTTACAGCTACAACATGGGGCAGCGGATATTATGCGGCACCGCAAGTAGTTATTGCAACTCCGTTTACCGCTACAGGTTGGAGTTCAGGCGGCGCGGCAACTGTCGGGTCTTATTACTCAGCAGTTGATACAACAGTATCACCTAACGTAACTAACTATTACCTAGCAGGAGCAAGTGGAAACTTTAGCTCTACTAAGCCAGATTTTACTAATAGACTATATGGTAAGTCTGGATACAATGCAACAGGCATTGGCGCAAGTGGTACATATGGTGTTACATTAACATATGTTGGTACACTTGCAGTAGCTAGTGCCAATACAAATACTAACGCTGCCGGATATGGAGTAATAAGTTATACATTATCACAAACAGGTTATGGTTACACAACAACTCCTACAGTGACAGTAACAGATCCAAGCGCGGCATTTGTGGCTATTAGTCAAGCCACTGCGTCAGCCGCATATAGTACTGATCAAGGAACAACATGGTCAGCAACCGGCGGAACTACTGGCAAGACAAATCTTAAATCTTTAGCATACGGTAATAATTTATACATTGCAGTGGGCGGAACAAGTTCAGCCTCAGCAGTATCATTAAGCGGTAGCCCAACAAGCACATGGTCTGATCGATCAGCTGATATCACAGCAAACTCATCGGGCTATACTAATATTGCCTATGGTGCAGGTGTATTTTGTGCAATTGGCGGAACAGTAAGTTCGTTTACTGCCGCAGATCCAACAAAGTGGTACGTAGGTGCTAGTTTAACAAGTAAGACTTGGACAAGCATTACCTATGGTAATGGACGATTTGTTGCATTAGCTAGTGATGGTACTTTACAATATACCATCAACTGGCAGACAAACAACTGGACTACTGGACCGTTTGCAGCCAACAATACATGGAATACAGTTAAAAACAATCCGTTGTTTGCTAACGGTGTAACAACATGGAGTAGAATTAGATACGGTCAGGGATTGTTTGTAGCTATAGCAACATCAAGCCAAGCAGTAGCAACTAGCCCAGACGGAATTATCTGGACTTGGCATGCATCAGGCATGCCAAGTTCAAGCAACTGGTTAGGTCTAGCATTTGGTAATCCTGTAAATGCTACACTAGGTCGTGTCCCAACTTGGGTAAGCGTATCCAATACCAGCGGAAAAATTGCCGCTAGAATATCAACTGGCGCACCTGCATCGGGTCGTGCAAAAGTTATTAACAATCAGATTAGTGAAATTAGAATGATTGAACCAGGTAGTGGTTACCCGCGTGGTATAGTTACTGCTACAAGCACAACAAGTACTGGTACTATCACACTTGATAACATTACAAACTTGATAGCAAATCAACCAATTGTATTTGGTGCAAGCTCTGGCAATATTGTTGCAGGAACTTACTATTTTGTTAAAGGCACCCCAACAAGTACAAGCGGTCTAGCAGGTACAATACAGATATCTACTACAGCTGACGGAAGTATATTTGCCCTAACAGCATCAACGCCAACTAGTATGACATATTTTGCAGGTCCAATTATTACACAAACTGATCCTAACAAGATTAATACTGCGCCGCTAGTGGCACGTATTGGCAACGGAGCACTAGGTAATCCAAGTTTTGCTCATCGCGGTACTGCTAATACAACGGCTACTGCTAGTTACCTAGGTGACGGATATGCTGACTTGTATCAAACAGGGTCGTATGTCAACGTAAGCGGATTATTCCAAATACCAAAACCTGGATGTAACGTTGTATTCAGTAGTATCCTTGGAACAAGTCGTTGGTATAAACTAGTTAGTGTAACTAATATATTAGGTGTACCTGGCAACTATACTGCTACATTCCAGATTAATCCTGGACTATCGACACTATTAGCACCGGCACATAATGATTTGATTACAACAAACTTACAATACAGTAATGTTCGTTTAACTGGACATGACTTCTTGTACATTGGTACTGGCGGATTTACAGCAACAAACTATCCGTATGTTGATGCTACTAGAGCTGTTCAAGATTATCAACAGTTTGCTACTGGCGGAGGTCGTGTGTTCTTTACAAGTACTGACCAAGACGGTAACTTTAACGTTGGTAACTTGTTCGGAGTTCAACAGTCAACTGGTACTGCTACATTGAACGCTAGTGCATTTAACTTGTCAGGACTACAAAGTTTGACACTTGGATCAGTTAGTTTAGGAGTTGGATCAGCAACAATTTTCCAATTCTCAACAGATCCGTACTTTACAGCTAACAGCGACGGTGTAGTACCTACGCAGAAGGCTATTAAAGCATATATTACCGCGCAAATTGGTGGCGGACAAAGCTCGTTGAACGTAAATACTATTACATCAGGACAGATATACATTGCTGGAAATCAGATAAGTAATACAAACAATGTTCAAATTTACGTAGCAAGTAAAATGCTATTTACAGGCGGAATTGATGGGGCACCTGTTGCTCTTGCATTCTTTGGACAGAAGTAATTTAACACATATTGGAGAAATATAAATGGCAACAGGAATTTTATATACAGGTACACTAACATCATCGACAGCAACAACTGCCTATGTAGTACCAAGCACGACTTACAGTGTAGTTAACGTAAGTTTTACAAATACGGGAGCGTCAGCTACAACAATTCGATTGTACATTGGCGCAAGTTTAGGAACAGCCGGAGTACAGACGGGCAGTCTTGTACCAAGCGAAGCAATTGAATATGATACTATTGTTCCTCCTAAAGGTGTTTTTGAAAGAACAGGTTTGGTTTTAAGTAGTGTTTCGGGCGCAAAATATATCACAGTTTATGCGTCAACCGGCAACGTAAACGTAAACATCTACGGCATTGAAACATCAACCGTTTAACATATAAGAGAGATAAAAATGGCACGTTATAATTCAGTTATCCCAACAGCGACGGCAGCATCAGCAACGTCTATTACTTCGCCAAGTTCAGGATCTTTAGTTACATTCACAGGAACTACCTATTCTGTAAGCATTGGCGATCCTATTTATTATGCTGGCCTATCGCAGATTTTTTATAATTCGGCTAGCGGAATAATAACTTTAACTTTTTCTAGTTTAGGTGCCGGGGTATTTGTTGGCCCTGGTGCTAGCGGTACTACAAGCCAAACAGTAACACCTGGAGCTACAGTTACACTTTATTCAGACGGAACTAATTGGGTAGTACTTGGTGCCAGCGGCGGCCCAATATCAGGAAGTACAGGAACGTTTAGCGGTAACGTTACACTTACCGGAGCAACACCGACACTTAACTTCAACAATACAGCACCGACTATTGCAACTAATAACTCCGGGAGCACTGCAAGTGTATTTGACAGCAATGCTACTACAGTAAATGCATTTGGTGCAGGAACATCTGTTACAATAGGTGCCACTACTGGTACATTAAATCTACGTAACACTACAATTACAGCAGCCAATGCTACTACACTTAATTTAAACGGTACTAGTCCTAGCATTGCTACATCAAGTACTGGAACCGGCAGTGTGTTTAATACTAATATCGGTACAGGAAACTTATTTGGATCTGCTACAACAGTTAACCTTGGTGCAGGAGCCTCAACTATTACAATAGGTGCTAGCAGTAGCGGTACAGCTACAATAAGACTAACAACTGCTAGTACAACAACTAGTACTGGTGCGTTAGTAGTAGCAGGCGGCCTTGGTGTTGCAGGGCAAGTTACCGCGGCAACACTAGTTGAAACGTCAAGTATTGCGTTTAAGCAAAATGTAAATCCAATTACCGATGCGCTAGATTCTGTACTACAGTTAGTTGGTGTTACATACGATCGTAAAGACGGCTCACGTACAAATGAAGCAGGTTTAATTGCAGAAGAAGTTAATAAGATACTTCCAGATTTGGTAAGTAAAGATAAAGACGGAAATGCATATGGTATTCAATATACCAAACTAACTGCATACTTGATTGAAGCTGTTAAGACATTGAAACAAGAAGTTGATTTTTTAAAGAATAGAGGATAAAAACATGGCAAATTTACAAGCATCAGACGTTGGCGGTACACTAACTTCGTTAAGGTTAGAAAATACAACTACCGTTAGTAAAACTCTACAATTAGCCGATCGAGATCGAGTGGTATCATGTAATAATACATCAAATATTACAATTACTATACCTGCAGACGGAACAGTAGCGTTTCCAGTAGGATCTGTAGTATATATTAATAAGGTAAACACAGGTGCTGTACAACTAGCGGCAGAGGGCGGCGTGACTATAAGTCGAACCGGTACTCTTGCTTTTAATGAAGAAATGTTTGTAAGGAAAAGAGCCGCCAATAATTGGATAGTAATCGATGCCGCAACTACACTTACCTATACCGGTGGAACAGTTTCGCAATCAGGAGCGTTTACTATAAGAACATTTAGCTCTACAGGTGCTAGTACACTTAGCATATCATAATTATTTTACGAGGTTAAAAAATGCCAATAATTAAAAGTTTAAGAAAAAGACACGATCAAAAAGAAACTGAAAAAGTTTCTTATGCACCCCCATTAAAAATAACCGGTGGTGATAAAGTTTATACCGCAGGCGGATATACAGTACATTTATTTTTAACGCCAGGCGAGCACCAATTTAAAATTGAACCAATTCAACCACTTGCAAAAGAAGCGATGGGACTAATTGTAGATAGAACTATGGAAATGTTAGTAGTTGGCGGTGGCGGCGCAGGCGGACAATATTCAGGCGGCGCAGGTGGTGGTGAAGTATTATATATTAGTCGAAATCTTGGAACTGGAACATTTCCGCTAAACGTCGCGGCGGCAGTAGCTGGCGACAATGGTTATTGGTCTTCGGCAAAATGCGGAAATGTTACAACTGCATTTGGCGAAACTGCTAAAGGTGGCGGCTCAGGTCGCGGATCAGATGATACAATTCCTGCTAACCCATACACACCTGTTGCTAACGGTGGCGCAGGATCTTCAAGAACACCTGGTTACGGTGGTCAACAAGGTACATCAGTGGGAACTGGAGTTACTAGACACGGCGGCTTCCGTGGTGGTCAAGAAAACAACCCAGTTAACGATTCTCCTAACTATCCAGGAAATGGTGGTGGTGGTGCTGGACAAAGTATTACTGGTAATACCGGCGGTGGCGGTAATGGCGGCCCTGGTGGTTCTGGGGTTGCATACAGTCTAACCGGAACTTCGTTCTATTGGGGAGGAGGAGGCGGCGGCCAAACATACTACGGCGGCCAAGGCGGAGCAGGCGGCCTAGGTGGCGGAGCGGCTGGGTCAGGTGGTAACGGTGGGAACACCGGCGGCACTGGATTTAATCCGGGCGGTAACACTAGCGGCTCGAGCGTCGGAGCAGCCGCCGGTGCAAATACTGGCGGGGGTGGCGGAAGCGGCAACGGACAAAACGGCAGTGCTGGCGGCGCAGGCGGAAGCGGCATTGTTGTAGTAAGATATTCAACATAAACTCATATGCCTCTTTATAAGACGAATAAAGATATTTTCAAAGACTTCGGAGAAGAAGTCTTTGATTATCGATTTAATACCGAAACCCGATATAAGCTAAAAACTAAAGATTGGGATTATAAAAGAGAATTAACAGTTGATGATGTTGAAATATGGGAAACATTATACGAGGACAGTTGGGGATTGGGAGTGTATGCGGCTTATGAACCATTTGCTGAATTTTATATGATAAAATATGCAGACAGCATAGGTAATCATGTGTATGATACTCACTACGGTGCAGGCGCACAAAATAAAATTATGCAATTTATGATAGCAAACAATATACCTTTCAATTTACATGATGTATATGTTGAAGAAGATAAAACTTGGTTGTACTTTTCAGAACCTGAAAAGAAAATCATTATTACTTAAAATAGAACTTATGGAGTTTATAAAATGAACGAATCAGTATTAGATTTAAACGACACAGACTTAGTCAGTGGCTATAGAGAAAACGTAGAAAAATTTTTAGCAGAACAATCTAAAGATCTATCAGAACAAAATATAGAAGAAAGAGACAGATTAAACTTTTTGCTTAGTGAATTTATGGCTGAGATAGTTAAAAGAAATATTCAACTGTAAATGACAGCAGATAATAATTTATCTATTCCGTTATTTGACAACAAAAACTTGTTAGTACCAATGTTTATTAAATCAAAAAGATGCATTGTGGATGCATTTAAAGAAGAAATAATAGAAAGTTCTAACAAGCAAATATGTTTTGAAAAACTTTTTCAGAAAAAGTTTAAAGCAGTACTAACACCAAGTTATCCCAACACCTGGCAACAAATAGAGTTCACAGACCAAAAAAACAAAACTATTTTTTTATTAACCTGGTTATAAATTTATAGAATTTATTGGTAAAATAATTCCACACTGATCCAAATAACTTTTTAAATCATAGTGTGACTGTGGTCCGTAAAATGTTTTAAATCTTCTAGAGTCTACAAAATCAAAGTAGACTAACAGGTAAAATTCAATATATGGATTCCAAGAAGAATAGACGCCAATATTATACGGCTCTGCATATAACTCCTCCCATATTTTTACATCATCTACTGTAATCAGTTGAGAATAGTCCCAATCAACTGATATAATTGGCGACGAGTTATTTTGAATGCATACATCACTTGCCGTTCCGTTATTTGAAAACAAATGATCTCTTAGCACTAGCTTATTCATATTTAAAGATACCCTCGAATGTATTTAATAAATATTTTTGTATGCAAACTCCAAACAGAATACAACCTTGGTTTCCAACTAACATATTCTACGAAGAGATTCCCAACGAGCTACTAATATCAAAATTAACTGATAAAGCCTTGGGGTTAAAAAGAATACATAACAGTAGTAGTGCTACCTCCTGGAGATGTAGCACATTTACAACTTTAGACTTGTACACTTGGGAGACAGATAACGATCCTAGTGTATTAAAACTAATAGAAATATGTGCTAGTCGTGTAGGAGATTTCGCTCAATCTTTTTCTACTAGTTTGTTAGATAGCTATAAGTTAACATGTACCGGATTTTGGTTTAATGTTGCAGAGCCCGGTGCATATCAAGAATATCATCAACATGCTAGTAGTCATTTTAGTGTTTGCTACTACTTAAACGTTCCAAAAAATTCTGGGAATATTGTTTTTAAAAGTTTTGAATCGATGTTTGACATGTGTCCTTTACCTATACCGGATCAAAGTGTAAATGCAAATTCCTATAAAACTGTATCTTACACACCGTCGTTGGGATCACTTGTAATTTTTAGATCAAATGTCTTACATATGGTTGAACAAAATCTCAGCACTGAAAATAGAATTAGTATTTCGATGAACTTTAATCTAATTAAAAAATGATACATTTTCCTGCAATTTGTATAGATAATTTTTATAGTGACCCAGACGGTATTAGAAACTGGGCACTGTCTCTTGATTATAAACCAGCACCCGAAGGCCAATGGCCGGGACTTCGATCATCGCCTTTACATCTAGTTGATCCTAAATTTTTTCAAGATTTTTGTCATAAAATATTTTCCTTATACTTTGACACAGAAAATACTGATATAAAATGGGTAGTACATACACAATTTCAACTTATTGAGCCTTATGATGCAGACCCTAAATCAAAAAAAAATACAGGATGGATACACTATGATGACGATACTATCTTTGGGGGACTTATATATTTAAATCCTGAGATAGATGTTGACTGTGGAACATCCGTATTTAGACAAGATAAAGAATCAATATCTAGTGCTGATTTTAAACAAGCAAAACAAACTTTTTATAGATCAAAAAGATTTTTAAACTACGATAATATTTTAAGTGAGCACAACAGTAATTTCACAGAAACTATAGTTTATAAAAATTTGTACAATAGATTTATAAGTTTTGACGGTGAAACAGCACATAAAGCAAATAGTTTTTTTACAGAAATTCCTAGACTAACTCAAGTTTTCTTTGTTAATAAATGCGAAACTACATCATTGTGGCCTTTAGCTAGACATCAGAGGTATCTCTAGTATGGATGTAATAATGGAATTTGCTACTCCTATAGGAATGTTTTATTCTGATGAAGATTTAGGTCTAAACACATACAATAATGTTTTGAAAATTATAGAAAATAAAGATGAAGATAATTTTTCTTACCATGATATTTCAAAAACTACACCAGACGATCTACATTTAAGATCAGAGTTTTTAGATTTTTTAAAATTTGTAGAAGATAAAACAAAAACATTTACTGAAGAAGTGTTAGGGGTTAAGAAGTCTGATTTAGCCATAAGCGGAATGTGGAGCAATGTACATTCGCCCGGATCAAAGCATCACACTCATCAACATCCAAATTCTTTTATTTCGGGAGTTTTTTATCCGTTATGTCCAGATTGCGAGGACATTGGAAACATTATTTTTGTAGATCCAAGACAAGCAAAAAACATGGTCCATGCAGATTTTTTTAAGACATCGTGTATATCAAATAGAAATATCTGGGTAACTCCTAAGGCAGGATTGTTATTAATTTTTCCTAGTTGGCTTGAACACCGGACTGACCCTTTTATAGGTAACCCACAAGATAGACGAGTAGCTATAAGTTTCAACTATCAATTGAAAAAATGCGATCAAAAAACGATGAGAATTTATGAATAAGCAATTGATTATACCGGCAGAAAAATCATTCATAGGTGCATGGTTTATGGAAGACATGTCCTTATGTGATGACATGATTTTTTATTTTGAAAATCATCCCGATAAACGCGATGGTGTAATGTTTAGACACGGATCTTTAATGGTGGATAAAGAAGAAAAAGATTCTAAAGATATTGTATTAGATGTTTCGGAGGAGATTACTAAGCGATACGTTAATGAACTACAAAAGATTTTAGATTTATACAAAATAAAATATGTTAGATCGGAAGTAACAGGAAAGTTTGGTATAGAATCTATAAATGTACAAAAATATGATCCCAGAGGTGGTTATAAATTTTGGCATACTGAAAGATCCGACGGATACCCGCCAGGTGTATATAGGCATTTGGTCTTTATGACATATTTAAATGATGTAGAAGACGACGGTGAAACTGAATTTTATTACCAGCAAGTTAAAATAAAACCCCAAAAAGGACTAACACTAATTTGGCCATCCGATTGGACCCATACGCACAGGGGTATACCATCTATGACTCAAACCAAATATATCGCTACAGGTTGGTACACTTTCTTAAATAGAGAGCCGAGTAACAAAGTGCAAGAAAATAACAGTATTTAGAGGAAAAAAATGGCAAGAATGGTTAATGGATTATTTACTGGGGACATTGCTCCCTCATCGGTAATCTGCGGATGTATAGCTATATACAAAAATTTGTGGCCTAACCCAGACGAAACTATCGATCTGATTAATTATCAATGCGACGGATTCAACGGTGAAGTCTTTTACCAAAAAGCAGAAACGTTTGGCCGAGGTGACAATCAAACGCATAGAACCAACCGAGTATTATCTCTTACCAATCGAGCAGATGTTAGTGATAATAAAGCATTGCAAAGCATTCATAATCAATTTTACATGATGTTGTTGGCCACAACTATTCCATATGCTAGAAAATTTAATATTGTTGAAGGGCTCTGGCACGAGGGATATAACGTTTTGAGATATGATAAAGGTGAAGAATACAAAATCCATTATGATTCTCCGACTAGTATGGGGCGAGTGATGTCAGCAGTATGTTATCTCAATGATGATTTTGAGGGTGGCGAATTAGAATTTCCCTACTTCGGCGTAAAAATTAAACCAGAAAAGGGAATGTTATTATTATTCCCATCTAACTTTGCCTATGCACATATATCACATCCGGTTACAAAGGGTTCTAAATATGCATTGGTTACATGGATTAGAGATAGAGAATTATAAACATACTGGGACTTGAATATGGAACATGATTGGATAGTTTGTGATACTCTTTATAATTTGACCGATTGTATAGAAATAAAAAAAACTTGTATTAACAACATCGATGAAAACATCGTCGACGGGCCAGCACATAAAATTGTTAAAACATCCGAAGTTAAATTATTAAATTATAGACATGTTAGTGATGCTTTAAAACCAGCTCACGAGTTTGCCTTACATATTAATAAGAACTATTTTGGTTTAGATATTCATAATGTGTGTGACGGAGACGTAGTTTTACTCAATATCTATAATTCAAAAAATAAAGCGTCATATGAGTGGCACAAAGATGTAGCATCTCCTACCCAATTATTTGATTTTAAACTGACAATGTTAATGAATTTGTCAGATGAATATTATGAAGGTGGTAATTTACAAATTTTTACCACTGGCGGAGAGCAAACAATTGATAGTTTTAAACAACCAGGAGCTATTTGTATCATTCCATCATGGGTTCCGCACAGGGTAACTAATGTTACCAGTGGAGTGAGAACTACCCTTTCTTATTTTTACACTGGGCCTAAGATCAGATGATACAAGATAATAATCATTTACAACTTTTTTACAGTTTTCTTGACAACACTATTTTAGATATTGATGTAAAAGATCTAACAGATTATTGTTATTTTGTTAAGGACAACAATAAAGGTAATGTAATAAGCAACATAGGAGGGTGGCAAAGTAGTAATTTAGATCCCACTATACCAGAACTTAGATCGTTAGTCTCATGTATTCTAGAAAGAGCTGAAAAACTAATATTAGAATACGACCTTCCTAAAACTTTTAGAATTAATCCTATCTGGATTAATATTAATAAGAAACATGACTACAATATGATGCATGAACACCCAAGGAGCCTAATATCCGGAGTATTTTATGTAAAAACACCTGAGGACTGCGGAGACATACTGTTTACAAATCCTAATACATCAATCCAACATTATATTGATCAGTCTAAGCTAGAAAAAAATAATCCATTTAATTCATATAGTTGGGCCATAACCCCAACTGAAAACACATTAATAATGTTTCCTTCTTGGCTACCACATCATACCCTCCCAAATTTGTCAGATGAAGATAGAATCTCAATAGCATTTAATATAAGTGAAAACTAGCATGTTTGATATTTTTATTAAAAAAAGAGAAGTTATTCTAGATTGTTTTACAAATTTAGGAACAGTTTATGATACGGCTAAAATTAATAATGCCTCACGTTTTATACCAGGCTGGTGGAAAGACACACCTAAAATACAAGAAGGATGGCCTACAATTAAAAATTGCAGAGCTGTCAAAGATTATTATATACATGGGATAGTAATCCCTTCTTGGTTTGAAATGGAAATTAGTTTTTTTGGTGATAGCAGTGAAGACGGAAAAGAAATAAGCATTAAATATTCAAATGATAATGTAGATATAACTAAATCTCATACTCATTATCAGTTTGATAAATTTACGTTACATAACGGAAAAAATCTAAAGATACTATCACCGTGGGCTTTTAAAACTAAAGAAGATATAAAGTTTGTATGGAGCCACCCTACTTGGAATACTAGAGAGTCAATGCCTTATCTAGCAGTATTACCCGGAGTAATAGATTTTAAATATCAACATAATGTTGCTATCAATTTCTTAATGATGAAGCCAATTGAACCGTTATCAGTAACGATTGAACCATTAGAACCATTAGTGATGTTACATCCAATGACTGAAAAACGTGTTGTAGTAAAAAATCATTTAGTTTCTGATAATGAGTATAAGCGATTGTTTTCCATCCAAGATTTAGTTTTAAATAAAGACGTTAACGATGAAATTAAAGAATACAATAAGAAAAAATCCCTTACAAAAAAAGTAGAAGCAATGTCTTGCCCTTTTAAACACTAATATGAATATAATAGACAACTATCAATTTGAAAACTTTATCGGCATTTTTGACAATGTCATCGATGATCAAGATTGCCAGCGCATAATTAAACACTTTGAATTAGTACAATCTTCAAAGTTAAGCATGTCTAGACAACAGATAAATCCTCAGATCAAAAAAAGTCAAAAAGACACAGACAACTATTTTTTATCTGGCACTTCTGGATTTGCTAATCCGCAAGTTGAAGATATAATTTCCTCGGCAGACAGTTGGATATTTGAAAATTTTAAAACAGCAGTTATGTCTTGTTATAATTTGTATGCAGATAAATTTGGTGTATTTAACGATTTGGGGAAACATGCAATTTCAGGATCAATTAAAATACAAAAAAGTGAAAAAAGTCAAGGTTATCACATGTGGCATTGTGAAAACGACTGTATTAAAACTGGCAACAGGGTTGCTTTGATAATCTTATATCTTAATGATCTAGATGAAGGCGGTGAAACAGAATTTTTATATCAATCGCTGAGAATTGCTCCAAGTAAGGGTAGAATGATAATATGTCCTTCAGACTGGACTCATACCCATAGAGGAAATCCCCCTCTTAAAGACGAAAAATATATAATCACTACATGGATTGAATTCATAGAATGAACAATTTTTTAGAAATCAAAGAAGCAATTCCAAGAGATAAATTTAATAGAATACAAGATTTTATTTTATCAGATTCTTTTCCGTGGTTTTATACTGGTACAACCATAAACAACTCGTCTGCTGAAACTAACTTTAGCTTTTTTCATAGTGCATATCATTATGAAGATGACTATTCATTTATAGGTAAAGACCTTGCAGACATAGTTACAGAATGTATGTCTGCAACCAATGCTAAAATTAACAATCTTTTAAGATTGAGGTTAGGCCTTATAACCAAAACCCCAACTAAGGTAGTGCATACTCCTCACATAGACTTTTCATTTCCTCATCACACCGGCTTACTATATTTTAATAACGCAGACGGTGAAACTTTTTTGTATGATGAAAAATACGATACTAGTATAGATAAAAAAGATTATGATAAGTTTGTAAGATCTAAAGAAAATACAATCTTAACAAAAGCAGTTCCGGAAGAAAATAAAGTATTTGTATTTGACGGATTGCATTATCATTCTAGTTCTAGCCCAACAATCTCTGATCGAAGAGTAGTTCTTACATTTAACTATATCTAAATTAGTTCAATTAAGTCAAATACAGTTTGCAGTTTAGTACGAATGATCTTACTGCTGAAACTATTGCGTAGTCCTTGATGTAGAGGTTTAGGAGCATGGTCTATAGTTGCCCAGGCCCAACCTGCGTGTTCATCACTTAATACAGGCACAAACTCCGAGTCAATAACACATAGATAAGTGTGAAAGTTGAAGACAGTATCGTTACTTACAAATGTCTCAAGAGGAATTGTTTTAAGAATAGTGGGCATAAGACCTATTTCTTCAACTATTTCTCGTTGCAGTCCTTGCCAAGCTGACTCACCTTCTATATTAGTGCCGCCAACTAGACCCCATGTACCTGCGTGTTTACCTTCTGCTTTTTGTAGCAGTAGGAAACGTCGAGTTGATTTAGCGTAAAATAAGGCGCCACTGCATACAATCTGTTCTTTCATGTATGTACTTATTTTAGATTACTAAGCGCCACTGTCCTTTTGAGTACTCACCTTCAAATGCACGAGTCCATTCCGTATCCTCGTACTTGTATTGTACACCAGTGCGAATGTTTGTAGTATAAACAACGCCTTCGGGCAATACCAATCTAGACCATACTGTGCCGTTAAATTCAACAATACTGTTAGCAGGTGCTGTAAAATTATTCCATGCTGGTGTATTTTCGGGTATTTCGTTTAGTAACAACACACGCTGACCTTCTAAGGGAGTTCCTGGATTGTAAGTTTCAGGATTAACAATGGCATCAACAGTGCCCCAGTTGTTGCTATTACGTGCAGGCCCAGCAATAACTGTATTTGTATTGTAAGTATCTCGATCAAATGTAATACTTAATCTAGTTTCATCTATGGGATTAAGTGCTACTGTGCCTATAACTTCGTTGCCGTTAGGTTGTATTAAAAACACCTGACTACTTCCTGCTTTAAAATTAGTATACTGATCTAATAATACACGCCAGTTAAGATCATTACCGTGTTTTTTCCACAGCGTATCGCCAATGTCCGGTAATGCTTCTATAATTGCGCTGGGGTCTAATAATTCTGCGTAGTAGTTACCGCCTTCATTAAAGACAAAAATATTAAATCCGCCAATTGTAACAGTCTCTTGTGTTTCAAATGTATATTCGTTATCGTGTATATTCATTACGATATCATGAATAACACCAAGACGTTTGACCTTACTAGGAGCACTGATCCAAATAGGAGTTTCTAACGTCAGTGTACCTACATCTATTTCGCTTTCTGTGCCCTGCGGAACTTGCCTACTGGTAAATGTAATGTCAGTTAGCTCAACTACGCTTAAACTAGTCCAGTCTACAAAGTTGTCTGTGGTCTGTAATTCAAGACTGGGATTAAACATCATCATGATCTGTTCCATGATCTGTAGTTTCTGATCTGTATTAGTTGACCATATGTCAGCTTTGACTGTCAGCTTGTAGGGCGTAGGCATTAGGCGTTCTACTGTATAACCACTACCTTGATTTTGACTGTAACCTAAAAATACTGGAGGGTTTACAGTATTATCATAGACTTTTTCACGCTCACGAATATGCACTTTGCTGATATGTGTGGCGTCAGCTAGTCGACTACGATCCAATTGCACGTTGCTGATATAAACAGCAATACGTGGGGCACTTGGCATTTTATTTTCACTGTTGCCGTTTAGAATACTGGCAACTTGTCGACTCATATCGCCGTACAATACAGGTACAACTGTCTGCTTACCGCTACCGTCTTGGTATTTGTAACCGCTTAACATGCGGATTAGTTGACCAACATAGCGTCGAATCTGTCCATCGTAAAAATATTGCATTATTGATCTGCCTCTGGTCTAATTTTTCTTAGTGCTTTACTAACTGCTTGACGTTGTTCAACAAATTTGGCAAATACTGTGTAACGTATTCTTGTACCTGATACTACTGTTTCAGGAATGGTAAATCCAAACTTTCCGCTGACATTCTGTTCGATAACATTCTGTGCTTGGCTAGATTCGTTAAGCCATACTTCAACTTTAAAATTGGCATTGTAATCTAGACTAGTAACTATGATGACATTTGTTGGAGTAACTGTAAACACAGTGGTAATGCCAGCTGTATCAAATGGCTTGCCAACAATGACAGTATCCCATCCTGCTTTATCAATGCCGCTGACAGCAGTATTGTTAATAAAGCTGGTCTTGAGAGTCTGACGTGAGTCAGTATTAGTCATTGTCATTCTCACATTATCTTCCTGTTTGACCCAACGAGCACCGTCCCATAAGAACAGGCGATTGGGCAAGTAGTCTGTACGTAG